CCAGGGCAGCGTCAGCGTGAGCCCGGCGAGCCTGTCCATACAGGGCGCGGGCAGCGTGGCGACGGCGCAGATCAGCGCAACCGGCGACGGCAGCCTGTCCGCCAGCAGCGGCGACAGCGGCGTGGCGACGGCGCAGATCAGCGGGGACACCCTGTCCGTCACCTGCGCGGGCGCGGGGGATACCACCGTCACCGTCACCCTCGCCGAGGGCGTCAACTACCTGGGCGCGACGTGCCAGGTGGCGGTATCGTGCAGCCTTGCCCATTTCTACGGTGTGAGCTGGGATGGGACGAGCACCACCGCGTGGACGAGGACAGACGGAGCGGCAGATTTCACCGACCCCGTGCCGTATGTGTCAGGCGCAAGCAGCTATGGTAGCCCGTTCGACAGTCTTTATCCTTGGAGCGGCATGCAGATCGTGGAGGATGCCGAGGCCGGCACACTGGTGTCCATTCCGAAGTTCTGGTACAAGCTGGAGCAGAACGGCGCGGGCATGAGCATCAAGATTGCAGATCGTGCCCTTGATGGCTACAGTGTCAGCCCCGCCCACATGGACAGGGGCGACGGCAAGGGAGAACGCGATATTGTGTATATCGGGCGGTATCACTGTGCCAGCGACTACAAAAGTGCAACTGGCCAGGCGCCAAGGGTAAACTACGCGCGTTCCGGCTTCCGCTCCCAAATTCATAACCTTGGCTCTACCATCTGGCAGGCAGATTTAGCCATGCGATTTACCATCTTCCTGCTGTACTTGGTGGAGTTTGCGAACTGGAACAGCCAGGCTAAGATCGGCTATGGTTGCGGCAACGGTAGCGCGAAGCAGGACATGGGTGCTTCGAATTCTATGCCCTACCACACCGGTACCATGCAGACCAGCCGCGACACCTACGGCGTGGGCGTGCAGTACCGCTACATCGAGGGCCTGTGGGATAACGTCACAGACTGGCTGGACGGCTGCTACCAAAGAAGCAACGGCCTGAACCTGATCCTAAACCCGAACAATTTCAGCGACGCCAGCAACGGTACGAGCGTAGGCGTACCCACCGCAGGCTATCCCAGCGCGTTTTCCGTCAAGGATGTCAGTGGACTGTTCCCACTGTTCATCCCTTCGGCGTCCAGCGGCTCCAATTCCACGTATTCGTGCGATAGCTGGGACTTCAGTGGGGCAAGCACGTGTGTATATGTCGGGGGTAACTATGGCAGGTCTACTCAATACGGTCTATTCTACTTCATGTATGAAACGTCAACGTATACCGCCGGCAACATCGGCTCCCGCCTCATGAAACTCCCCTGACCCATCCCACTCACATCGAGGTGATACTCATTGGGTGACTTTATCCTGAAGGGCAAGCGCGGCGGCTCCGCGGGCAAATCCCTGGCCGGGGCCGTGGTGGCGCTGGTGCCCTCCTCCTTCACCTACGACGGCGCGGTGAAGGTGCAGGCCGTGGCCTCCGTGACGCTGAACGGCCAGACCCTGACCCCGGGCACGGACTACGCCGTCATGAACAACGAGGCCGTGGAGGCCGGCACCCACACCCTCACCGTGCTGGGCATCATGGACTACACCGGCGCGGCCATCGTGCCCTGGAGCATCGCCAAAGCCCAGGGCTCCGTCAGCGCCAGCCCCTCCACCCTCGACATCCAGGGGGAAGGGGCCACCGCCACCGCGGCCCTCGCCGTCACCGGCGACGGTGCGCTGAGCGCCCAGAGCAGCGACCCGGCCATCGTCACCGCCTCCGTCAGCGGCAGCACCGTCACCGTCACGGTGGTGGGCGCGGGCACGGCCACCGTCATCGTCACGCTGGCGGAGGGCACGAACTACCTCGGCGCGACCTGCCAGATCGCCGTCACGGCGTCGCTGGCGCATGTGTACGGCGTCAGCTGGGACGGCACGAGCACCACGGCGTGGACGAGGACGGACGACGCGGCGGACTTTGTTGACCCAGTGCCGTATGTGGCAGGTGCAAGCAGCTACGGTAGCCCGTTTGACAATCTGATGCCATGGAGCGGCATGGTGAAGGTTGAGGACAGTGAAGCGGGTACGATGGTTGCCATCCCCAAATTCTGGTACTCACTCACCCAGAGCGGCAGCGGCATGAAGATTCAGATTGCTGACATGGAGGCGGACGGTTTCAGCGTCAGCCCGGCGCATATGGACAGGGGGGACGGCAAGGGAGAACGAGATGTTGTTTATTACGCTCGGTATCACTGTGCCAGCGATTATAAGAGCAAGACCGGCTATGTGCCCGTAGCCCAAAGATCACGTCCTACTTTCCGTAGTGGTGTACATGCTCTCGGTTCCACCATCTGGGTAGCGGATTGGGCTATGCGTTTCACCATTATGTTACTGTACCTTGTAGAATTTGCTAATTGGAACAGTCAGTCCATGATTGGCTACGGCTGCGGCAACAACAGCGCACCACAAAGCATGGGCTACACAGACAATATGCCATACCACACCGGCACCACACAGTCAAGCCGTACCACCTACGGCCTTGGCACACAGTACAGGTATATTGAGGGCCTGTGGGACAACGTACTTGACTGGCTGGATGGCTGTGTTAATACCAATACTGGCCTTAAGCTGATTCTGAATCCTTCCAGTTTCAGTGATTCAGATACAGGGACATTGGTCGGTCTCCCGCCAATGGGCAATACATATCCAAGCGCATTTTCGGTAAAGGATGTCAGTGGTACTTTCCCGCTGTTTATTCCTTCGGCAGCAAACGGCTCTGATATTACGTACTCATGTGATCGTTGGGACTACGATATAATTGATGTAAATATGTGTCCATGTGCAGGCGGCAACCGCACTCAGGACTTATATCGTGGTTTGTTCTACTTCGGTCAAGGCGTGCCATCATACACCAGCGCGGGCATCGGCTCCCGCTCCATGAAACTCCCATAACCCTCAAAGGAGGCACAACCCATGGATTATGTATTCGGCCAGCGGGGCGAGATCGAGGTGCTCAAGACCAAGGGCAGCACCCACACCGACCTCACCGGCTACCACTCCATCGAGCAGACCTACCCCGACCAGACCGTCACCGACAGCTTCCGCGTCGTCCGCAAGCTGGACAGCAAAGAGGACGCCGAGGGCAACTGCTACGACTGGTACGAGATCGACCGCCACTACCGCGCCCAGGACCGCACCGGCCCCATCGCCGAGCAGATCGTGGCCATGGAGGACGAGCTGACCAGCACCCAGCTGGCCCTGTGCGACGTATACGAGATGATTGGAGGCTGACAGCATGGCGAGAATCTACGCGACCCTCATCAGGAAGGGGCTGAAGACCATTGACGACGTGCCTGAGAGCCTGCGCGAGGAAGTGCAGCGCATTCTGGACGAGGACAACTGAGCGCTTGATCATCGCGCTCATTGGAAAGGTGGTGAAAGATGTGGCCGTTGTGTACGCAACCCTGATCGTCAAGGGCAAAAAGACCTTCGCCCAGGTCCCCGCGTCCCTCAAGGACGCCGTCCGCGAAATCCTCATCGCCCTGGACCTGCCCGAGCTGATCACCGAGTGACCAAAGCCTCCCTCCCAGGGAGCCCCCCAAAGGCTCCCTCCAGGAGGGAGCTGGCGCGAAGCGCCTGAGGGAGTTTTCCTACGGACTCCCCTCACCCTTACCCAAGGGTATTCTTGCAAAGGGGCGATCACCGATGAACTTCATGGAATTCATGCGACTGAATTGGGGCTGGATGCTGTCTCTCGCCGGGTTGCTGACCACGGCGTTCGGATTCATCATCAAACGGCAGAAGGCGCTCGAAAAGGGCATTCAGGCGCTGCTTCGGGCGCAGATGATCAGCGATTGGAATCACTATTCCGAAAAAGGCTGCGCCCCGATCTACGCAAAGGAAAACTTTGAAAACTGCTGGACGCAATACGAGGCCCTGGGTAAAAACGGGGTCATGTCCGGCATCCACGACGACTTCATGAAACTTCCGGACAAGCCGAAAGGAGACAGTGAAAAATGAATTGGATGAAATGGATCCGGGCGGCGGGCATCCGCGCCCTCAAGACCTTCGCCCAGACGGCGGCCTCCCTCATCACCGTGGGGGCGCTGATCTCCGAGGTCCAGTGGAAGATGGTCTTCTCCGCCGCCGCGGTTGCCGCCGTCTACTCCCTGCTCACCAGCCTCGCGGGCCTGCCCGAGCTGGACGACGGGCCGAAAGAGGGCGCGTGACATGGGCGCCAGCGAAAGCCGCCTGATGGTGCGGGACAAGTACCGCACCATCCTCGGGCGGAACAGATACAGCCAGACCCTCCGGGACTACTGCTACACCAAATACCGGGACGGCAGCTACTACAGCGACTGTTCCTCCTCCATCTGCTACACCTACAAAGAGTGCGGCCTTTCCTTCGGCATCCTCAACACCGTGGGCATGTGGCAGAGCCCGAAGCTGGTGGACGTCCCGGTGGAGATCAAAAAGGGTATCATTCAGAACCCCGAGATCCTGAGGATCGGGGACATGCTCCTCTTCGCCGGCAACGACTCCTCCCGCAAGTACGCCGGCTACGTGGGCCACGTGGAGATGGTGGGCGAGATCAGCGGCAGGACCGTTCAGCTGTACGGTCACGGCAGTGGCAACCCCAAGCGCCACGAGATGAACGCCTACTGCCGCACCCGCTACGCTACCAAGTCCGCCACTCCGCTGGGCCATCGCGGCCTGATCCGCGTCCGCCGCTTCATCTGGGACGACGATCCCCAGACCCCCACCAGGGCGATCCGCATCACCGGCGACACCGTGAACATCCGCAAGGCCCCCACCACGGCCGCGCCCATCGTCGCCGTGGCCCGCAAGGGCGAGCGCTTCCCCTGCACCGACACCACGGAAAACGGCTGGCACGCCATCACCTTCAACGGATCCACCGCCTACGTCTCCGGCAAATACTCCGAGCCCTGCCCGTGATACTAACCTGTTACTAATACCCCCGATTTTCTACCATTCCCCACACCCCCAAAAGTTCAACCCCCGTTGAAAATACGCCATTTTCAACCCTTGCATTTTGAACAGAATCATTGTATAATGACCCCCAAAAACCCGGGAGCCCCTGATTTTACGGGGCTCCCGGGTTTTTGTGTTACTAACGTGTTATTAGTTCAATCGCGTGTTTCAACTCTTCAACCGTCTTGTGGGTGTAAATCCGCTCGCCGACGTCCTGGGACTTATGACCCAGAATCAGGTCGATGCACTTCTTGTTTGCCCCGGCTGAATCCAGCTTGGAGCGCAGGGTGTGGCGGCATTCGTGGGGACAGTGCTTCAGCCCTGCGACCTTCATGACGCGGCTGAACTGCTCCCGGTAGCGCTTGTCGGTCATGGGTACCCCGGCGTCGTCCACGATCAGGAATTCGTTTGAACTGTTCAACCGATGTTCAATGAAGGGGCGGATCAGCGGATGGATGGGCACGATCCTGCCCCTGCCGTTTTTGGTCTTGATCCCGCCCTTCATGGTCCCCGCCTCCAGGTCCACGTCCTCCGTCTTCAGGATCAGCAGCTCCGTGATCCGCCACCCGGAGTACAGCAGGATCAGCACCGTGTCCACCCACGGCCTGTCCTGGATCCTCCACAGCGCCTCGATCTCGGCGTCGGCGAAGGGGCGCTTGCTCGTCTCCGGGACGGCGTCGGTGGTGATCAGCGAGGAGTAGGCCTTCTGAATCACATCCAGCTCCATGGCGTAGCGGTCCAGGTGCCCGAACAGGTTTTTGATCGAGCCCTGGGTGGAGTAGCCCCGCCCGCACTGGTCGACGCAGTCCTGCATGTGGTAGGAGCGGATGTCCCTGTACTTCATGTTGTGGATCCGCGCGCAGTGCTTGAAGGCCGCGGCGAGGTTGTTGCGCAGGGACGGACCCAGCCTGGGCAGCTTCTTCTCCACCCACATTTCGTACAGCTCCGCCATGGTGATCCTGGCGGCCTGGATGTCGTAGGGATTGCGGTTGTACTCCGCCAGGGCCAGCATGCCCTCCTCCCGGGTGGCGAAGTAGCCGATAGTATCATAGATCGGGTAGCCCCGCTCGTCCCATCCCCGGGTCTTGCGGACCACGAAGGGCTTTCTCCGCTTGCCGGAGAGCCTGGCGACGGTGCCGTATCCGTTTGGGTTTCTCATGTGGCAGCATCCTTTCCGTTACACATCGTTACGCATTGTTACACATGAAGCGTAACACCCCGGGCCCCTGAGCCATCGGGGTTTTGGGGTGTGTGTTACGGTTGTTACGGTTCCCCGCCACTTCTAATGCATGGACTTACAACATGCATGTTGTATATAGATATATAATAATAGGGGAAAAGCGTAACACCGTAACATTCGTAACAGGACGTTGCCAAGCGGCTGAAAATGTGGTAGAATAGCCATGGCAGCGACCCGTTTCCTTTCGTCCTTTCATGTTTGGGGGCCGGTGGTTGTCGCGTCCCGCGCTGAGGGTGGTAGCTCGGTGCGGGGCATTTTTTATGCCTAAAAGTCCAGCGCTGGCCGGATGTAGGTCCTGATCTTGCAATCTCCCTCGATCACAAGATAATATCCTTCCTCCATCACCAGCGAGTAGTTGTCCAGTCCGGCAATGCTGAAATAGATGGAATCCCGTGGTGCAATCGTCTCGGACACATAATTGTCGGAGCTGTAGGAAACGTCCGTCATCGTGTCATTCGCAACGTTGCCGTAGGAGAATTCAAAGTATTCCGTGAGGGCCGGGACCAGCGTCCAGCGCCCCGCTGGAATGTCGACCCCAATTTCATAGAAACCGGCGGGGACGTATACGTCCTTCCATTCCGGGCGAGTGCTGATCTCCCGGGTGATCTGATCCCGCAGATCAACCAGCTGGTCGAAGGACATTGAGCCCAGATCAATGCTCTCGGCCACGCCTATTGACCCGATCAGAAACAAAACACACAGGAAACAAAAGAACCTTCTCATTCATCATCTTCCTTCCTGAATTTTGATGCGTCAAGCAAATCCTTAAGATAGGCAACTGCCTTGATCTTGGATTCACTGTCCAGCTGCACAAAGTAGGTTATGAGCTGCTCGGCTTCGGCACCCAGGTGAACAGAGACCAGTTCTATTGTCTTGGTTTCAACGGAAACGTCTGCTTCTCGCTGGGCCGCTGTTCGTTCTCTCGGTACATCGTGCCCCATTAACCATGCTTCGTTGACGTTAAGGGCCTTGGCTAT